CTAATATTGATATTTTCGTCAAATTCACTTATATCAGATCCAAGAATTGTTGATGTTTTTAATTCTGTTGTAGAGTCTACTCTGACATACTTATCAATATTTTGGAGTAGATCTATAGGAGCACCCTGAAATTCCTGAGCAAGATAGTATTGTGATAGAAATTCTCCGACTAAAGGAAAATCCTCTCTAATGTATTGTGGAATTTGGTTTCTTACAACATCTTTAATTTGAATTCTTTTTTCTGACATGTTATTATAATCTTACTAGGTTCCCGTTGTTGTAGCTTGAAGATACGATGTATTTGGATGCTGCTGGATCTAATCCTGAAGCAATTTCATCAACTACCATTTCAAAAATACTGCTATTAATATCTAGTTGCAAATAAAGATCCTGTTTTCCGACAACATCATTGGATTGTGGTATAACTGAGATTTCAATAATTGGTTGTCCATCTTTTATTTTTCCAGATAAAACATTTATTGGATTAATGGTTATAACACCATTTTTATAGTCAATTCTTCCAACATTTCTTCTAAGAATAGTTGGTGTTCTAGAATTTGAGGACCCAACAGTAAATAAGAATAAAGAACCAGTTTCTCTATTTGTATTTGGCACATCACCTAGGTAGACTGTTTGTGATATACCCGCTATTTGGAACCCACTGGATTTAATATTATATCCATCCATACTTGAAATATGAAACTCATTACCGAATCCGATTTGATATTCCGCAAAAGTGTTTAAAACCACTCTTAAATCTCTTCTCATCTGAACTGTAGTAATGTTAGATGTAATAGATTCGTGACTATCATCAATCATTTTCAAGAACTTACTATACTTAAATCTAGCGCCGTATCTATTCAATTCGGTTGATTCTGAGTATTTTGTAGCATTAGATTGAACAATACTCGACACAAAAGCTGAGGATGGTGCTAGATTTGTGTTATAATAAACTTTTGAATTTACTTCAACATATAAGTACTTTAAATCTAAAATTTCTGGAACTATTCCAGCAACAGCATATTTTTTCAACTTTAACTTAATACTTTCCTTCTCCAAATTGGGAAGAAAATCTCCAAATCTAGGCTTAATACTTATAAAGACTTTACCATATTGTGGAGGAATTAACTCTTCGCCACCAAAAACGGAAATAGCCTCAGTTTCTGGATAAATTTTAGAAGGTATTAAAGTTTCAAAATCATTCGCTGTTAGTGCTCTATTTTGAGAAGCATATATTCTTGGAGCATATTTTTTTATAGAATCTATTGACTCTATATTTTCTCCACCAGATGCTTGTAGTACTGTAGTAAGTAAGGAAATCCCACTCGAAACTGTATATTCTATAGAATTTCTTACATAAGTTAATCTTCCGGAAAAAACAAATTGATTTACTCCATTTGCGCTATCACCATTAGAAGTTATGTAATTTACAGTTACAAAATTGCCCTCTTCCAGAGATTTTCCAAATACGCCGTCACCAAAAATTATTTCATATCTTTCATCTTCAATTTCTTGTAAGAAATACACATTTGAACTCTGATCAATATCAAATAAACTATCTTGAAAAGAATATTTTACTGATTGCGTTGATTCTTCATTGTTTCTTACTGTTACAGTTATTAAATCAGTATCAATTCCTGAGTTTGGTAAGATATACCTTTGATTGGGATTTCTTGAACTGTAAGTAAATGTATTTGATAATAATATTCCTTCATAAATCTGTAAATTTGAAAATGTCGCTATTCCATTAAACACTGGAACGGTAACATCATCTAAAATAGAAAAAACAAATGATTGATTTGAGAATGTTCCTGATGTTGTTGCGACAGGACCTCTTCTCAATGTTAAAGATGCTGGTGCTGGTGTTACATTTGAAACGTCAACAAAGAAGTCTACCGTTGCTGTTGCTGCCTTTCTTGATTTAGGAACATAACCAATATTTCTTGCTAGCGATACTACGTTTTCTCTTAAAGTAGCACTATCAATAAAAACTTCATTTGCAACCATGTTTGCATTATATGAAGTAATGTAGGTATTATATGCCAAAACATCAAGAATTGATGAGAGATTAGATCCCTCAAAATCATAATCAGTAAAATTTGAGTTTGCTTTTAAGTAATCTCTAAGAGTAGTTTTAATCTGGTCAAAATCCAGATTAGAAAAGTTTATTAATGGCATTTTTACCTAGTTGGTTGCAAAGCGAATTGTAATTGTTGTGCAGGTATATCTGCTCCTATAACTTCATACACTATTGTTACATCAAAATTGTTATTATCATAATCAGGAAATGCTTGCACATCAATCAATTGAACTCTAGGCTCATAATTTATAATAGATTGGCGAATTTCATCAACAATAATTGATGCGCTAATGTCATCAATGTTTTCGAAAAGAGTTCTTGAAATGTTAGATCCAAAGTTTTCATCAAAAAACTTTTCTCCAGGAAGGGTAAAGACAATATTTCTTACAGAACGAGCAATTGCATTCTCATTTTTGAGCGCAATCAAATCACCGTTCAGAGGATTAGTCTGAAAAGTCATACTAATGTCCTTAAAACCTTGACTTACCCTTTCTAGAGGCATTGAGTATTATAATTCTAACTTATTTATTCGGGATTTTTGACTTCATAGAGTGGTTCTGTGCCATATTCCCAGTCATCATAGTCCTCATCATTACGAATTCTTTCATGAATTTCATTTTGAACCTTAAAATCATGTTTTTTGGGAGTTAAATCGTCATTAGCAATCTCCCTTAGCATTTTTTCTTCCATTTTTTTACTCCTGATCTGTTAAATCAGAACTTTTTACGGGGTTGCTATCCCGAATTTTTGTAATTTCGTACATAAAATCATCGGAAGTCTCAATTTTGCGACGATTTTCAACGGAATATTCAGTTAAATCAATTTCATATCCTGGATTTTTGGTAATTCTGTTTTTTGTCCATGCATCATCATACCATAATATCTTATTATTAGGGTACGCATAAAAATTACCATTGTCCATCTTAAAAAAATGAGCACATTTATGTTCTGGGGTCTCACTAAAGTTTGTATTCAGCGTAGATTTTGACTCCCAAGACCAATCAAGAGTAAACATATAAGTACCCTCATTCTTTTCTCCTCTATAATTAATCAATTCAGCACGTAAGTTAGCAAGTCTTGAACGTACTTGAACATCAATATAAGGAGAAAAGCAATCCCACCACATACACTCTTCCAACTCTGGTACTGGTGCGTCTGGTTTCCAACAGAATGCATGAATAGGTCTACGTGTCCAATTCACCCCGTTCTCTAAAAACGCCTCAAAGAGGGGTACATGCTTCTCTAAGGATGCTACAGAATGTACATCGCATAAAGTAACCTCCCCGTGACCTTTTTTATGATTATATAAAAACTCATTACGAATATAACAAGTAATCGTTGGAAGGTTATGATTTAGATACGACATATTAAGATATTAAAAAAGACAGGAGGTGATCCTGTCTTATCTATACTCTTAACCTTTACCTTGTCCACGATAACGCTTCTTACGACCATTACGAGAGGTCGCACTGAGAAGAGTTCTTGCCGAGCGTCCTTGACGAGTTTTCTTCGGTGCGCCAGGTTCAAACACAGTCTTATTAGATCCACCTTTAGCCATTAGTTTCCTCCAATTCAATTAAACTAGGATCAATATCATCTCCCGAGAAAAACTTTTCCGAGAGTTCTTGAAGAACCTCAGCACATTCTTCATGTGTAAGGTCCGTATAAATCTTACGTCCTTTATAAAGTACGTTAAAAGTTTTCATCAGATAATACGAGTTTTTTCATGTCCAACACGAATGCGAGGATCGCACCAGATATCAAACCCAGCTTCTTTCGCATCAAGACAGAATGAAACATCTTCTCCACACATGTCCTGAACATTACCAGATTCAAAGACTTGCATCTTCGGAGCAAACCAAGGATATTCAAGGTTTTCAAAGACACCATTTTTAATAAGAACCCATCCAAAACCTGTGTAGTCTACAGTGAATGGCTTCTTACGCTTGCTGATCGATTCCACAGTTTCGTGGTTCATCACTCCACCATTTTTGCGGAAGTCATCTTCTTCTAACCAGTGTGCGACAGAGGTTGTGTGTCCATCTTCTGTGACATACCAACCAGCAACAACTTCCTTCTCTTCTCCTTCTTCATTCAGAGCTAAATCACAAAGTTGCCAGAACTTGTTCGTGTCAAAGACAATATCCGAGTCAATCCAAAGTTGATAATCATATTGTAGTTTACCATCCCAAGGAATTTGCTTCGGACCACGAAGTACATTAGCGCCTAAACACTTACAACGTGCAAAGTTAACCATCGATGAATAGTCTTGTGAAATCTGAATACTCATCTGATTCTGTACCATATCAAAGCACAGTTGTACAAAGTTCTTCAGAAAAATATAAGAACATCCACGTCCTGGTAGACAGAAGACAATACTCTTACCTCGCATCCTTTCTTTAATCGCATCAATATCCCATTCGTTTTCTTTGGGTTTTGGTGGTGCTGCTTTTACAGTAAATCCTTTTGCCATAAAGTTTAGTAACCTTCAAACTCAATTTTAACAGTATATATATGCCTTGTCAATATGAAGGTGATCCTGGTGGTTCAGAAGATTTATCAGCAGAATAACCACCTATACTTATAGGAAGTTCTGTGAAATTTAAATCCTCTACACTATAATCAGTCTTCATAAGACCAACCATATTCTTCAAGGTATTCCATGTTGTTTCAAACTCTTTCTGTTTGAGAGAATGAAATAAACACTTATCCTTTGCGTATATGTGATAAATCTTTTCCATATAAAAAATATTTCCGGAAATTTTGTAGTAAAACTTAATTCACTACCGCATTATATATCAGTACAATCAAAAACCCTAGGGGGATTAATACTATTCTTCCCATTGTCTTTGGATATCTGATTAACCAGCCTGCAAGGACTGCTCTCCAAAAATTCCAATAAGGTACTCTGCGGAGGTTTCGTGGGGCAATCATACTTCCGGAAAATTTTTGTTTGTTTGATA